GACGGCATTATCAAGGTTACTCAGGATACTGCTTTGGGAAACCAAGAAGGCGATACAGATTACCTGAGTAAAGAGCTGAATGAGGGCTGTACGCTTGAAGAAGTTTATGCGGTTGTCGCTGCAAATACATCTTGGAGAAACGGGTTGTTTTATTTCCCTCCGGTGGATGTAGAAGATGGTGATCAGGCATGTGATGCGGCTATTGATTTTTCCGACTTGGTTTATTGCAGCCTCAAAAGGCTGATGGAGGCAAGAACATGAAAGTACGCTGCCCTACCTGCGGTGCGGTGATGAGCTTGGATGTATTAATCGCCCATGATGATGCCCGCGAAGCCCTGATTGCCCTGATCGGCATTTCGGACGAGCTGGTCAAAGCGATATTGCGGTATTTGACACTGTTTCGTCCGGCTGAAAAGGATTTAAGTTTTAACAGAGTTTCAAAGCTATTGGGAGATTTGCTGCCTATGATTCAGGCAAGGATGGTCGAGCGCAACCGTAAGCAATATGCAGCTCCCCGTGAAGCATGGATTTGGGCTGCAAACCGGTGTATTGAGGCGCGTGACTCAGGCCGTCTGAAAACTCCACTGACAAGTCACGGATTTTTACTGGAAAACATTACATTTTGGCAGCCGGAAAGAATGGCTTCAACTCCTGCTGTCTGTAATGCGGCTGAATCAGGGACAAAGCTTCGTGCCGGTGTGGGGAATTTGATGGAGTGGGCAGGAGATGGAGAACCAGCATGAATGGTTGAAAAAGGAAATCGCCAAAGGGTTTATGTTGCTATCTGCCTTAAATCTAAAAGGCCGACCGGCTGCTAAAGATCTGACGGCGGTAGCCCAAGTGTGGTACGGCCTTCTGCTCAAACAAAAATGGCAGCCTGATCGTGATGTATCAAGGGTAAAAATGGCGTTTGAGAGTATCGCTGTCTCACAGAACGAATGGCCGAATCCATCTGACTTAATCCGCTATCTGCCGCCTTTGGAGATAAAGATGGTGCCTAGGTTGGATGAAAAACATACTCCTACTACATACGGTAAACAGCAAGCAAAAGCATTGAAACAGAAGTTGGCAGTATTGAAAACTGCACCCTGTATGAACAGGGATTGGATACACGGCCAACGCCACCGGACGGTGGATGAATGTAGAAAGATATATGCCGACAGGCAGAAAGGTATTAAAAATGAATGAACTGGATTTGAGCAAATACCGCAAAGATGCAAAAGGTAATTTGGTGCCGGTAGACAATATTAAGGAAATGGATTTATTGCGCGACGAGCTGGTCATGGAGCTGGCAGGAAAGGCTCGGTCGGTACAAGAAAAGATTGTGGATTTCAAACGTGGTGCTGTTGAGGATATTGCGGCGTTTGTACAGCTTTCCGCCGACCGTTACGACGTATCGTTGGGCGGCAAGAAAGGCAATGTCACTCTTCACAGCTTCGACGGGCAATATCGTGTAAATCTTGCTATGCAGGACACGCTGGTCTTTGATGAAGGTCTGCTTGCCGCCAAGGCTTTGATTGATGAGTGCATCAATGAGTGGACTGAGGGCAGCCGGACGGAGTTGAAAACGCTCATTAATGCGGCATTCCAGGTTGATAAAGAAGGCAATATCTCTACTGCTCGTGTTCTTGGGCTGCGCCGGTTGGCAATTAAAGATGAGAAATGGCAACGCGCTATGGATGCTTTGAGCGATAGTTTGCAAGTTCATACAAGCAAGCAATTTGTACGGATTTACGAACGTGGTCAAGACGGCGAGTATCAGTTGATGAACTTGGATATTGCGAAAGTGTGACCATGCTGCTGTTTTTATTTTCTGCCTCAATCTTCGTCTATTGGTTAATCCACTTGGTATTTCGGGTAGACGATTGGAAAGACCAAAATGAAGACAACTGGCTGGGCGGAGAAGATTAAAGAGTTTAACCGCGCGGCACGGTCTGCCGTTTTTATTAAATCATTTGGAGTTAATCATGCATAAAACTGAATTGGTGGCCGCATTGGCCGAAAAAGCAAACGTAAGTAAATCTACTGCAGCTGATGTCTTGAATGCCTTTGAGACTGTTGTGACTAACGAGCTGATTGCCGGTGGCGAGGTTCGATTAACCGGTTTCGGTACGTTCTATGTTGTAGACAAGGCAGAACGTCAAGGTCGTAACCCTAAGACCGGCGAGGCATTGGTCATCGCTGCCCATACTACGCCTAAATTTAAAGCCGGTACGGATTTGAAAAAAGCAGTCAATCCATAGCCAGGCTATAAAAAAGGCCGTCTGAAACTTTCAGACGGCCTTTTTTATTTGCCAAATGACTACCGGCAAATGTAGAATCATGCATAATATATTGATTTATTTAAATATATGAAACAGCGTTTCAGTATGTGAAAAGAAAGGATTAGCATGGAAACGGCAAAAGCGAAAAAACAGCGTTTAATCCGTCTGATTCACGTCGGTAAAACGCAGTTGATGATGGCCGATAGCGAGTACCGTACGCTATTGGCCAATATTTCACGCGGGGAAACGAGCAGCACTAAGTTGTCAGTCGATGAGTTAGAACTGGTGGTAACGGCTCTGAAGGCGCGTGGTTTTGTAGTAACGACAAAAGCGCAGACGGTATCAAGCAAGCCTGATTTGCCGGTGCATATGCCAAACCGCATGATGGAGGCGCAGGTCAAAAAGATACGCGCGCTTTGGTTGGAGCTGCACCATTTGGGCGCAGTGCGAAGCCCGTCTGAATTGAGCCTGGCTCGATTTGTCAAACGCATGACGGGCATAGATTATCATGGATGGTTAGGGACTGATGACGCGATACAGGTCATCGAGCATTTGAAGAAGTGGAAAGTGAGGGTGGAAAATGGCGGACAACAGAGTGCCTGAGCTGGTGGCAGACTTGGAAGACCAAGCGGTCGCCTGCTTGATGTCGGTATTGCCGATGGAGCGGCAGCAGGCGGTCGAGGTATCTAAAAAGCTGTCTCATCATCTGACCAGCAACTGGGGCGGGCAGTTGATTTATTTCCCCAAAAACCTTTTGGGCAGAGTATCCGAGCGAGACCTGAAGATTTATAAGGAGTTTAACGGCAAGAATCATGTGGAGCTTGCCCGCAAATATGATTTGACCGTTCAGCACATCTACCGCATCGTCAAGGAGGTCGGGATGGCGGAGCGGGCAAAAAATCAGGGAGATTTGTTTGTGTGATTATCCGATTTATTCAAGATAGCGGTCAGGATTCGTCCTGACCGCTTTTTTAGCGCATTTATCGGCTTGAATAAGGGTTTGCCTATCCCAATGGTAAAACGCGCTAAAAACGCGATTTTAACGCCTTTTTGAACAATCATTCTTTAAGCCGCATTAAAAGCGGTTTCAGACGGCCTTTGCCACAATAGCCTCATCCATCCGATGAGGCTTTTTTATGTCTTACGAAATTTTCCGTGCAGGGACGCGTACCGATGCAAACGGCAATACGGTAACGATTACCGAGGCCGACCTTGCCGCCGCTGCCCAAGCATATGACCCGAAGGTGCATGAGGCTCCTATTGTGGTCGGGCATCCCAAGGCAGATGCGCCCGCCTACGGCTGGGTCAAGTCGCTTAATGTGCAAAACGGCGTGCTGACGGCGGACTTTGCCCAAGTCGATGAGGGCTTTGTGGATTTGGTTAAAGCCGGACGATATAAAAAAGTGTCGGCGAGTTTTTACCCACCAACCAGCCCGAACAATCCTAAACCGGGCGTTTGGACGCTGCGCCATGTCGGCTTTTTGGGAGCACAACCGCCCGCAGTCAAGGGTTTGTCCGCCATCAGTTTTGCCGAGGGCGAAGTTTATGTCGAGTTTGCCGAAGAACCGCAAGAAATTGGCTTTTTGCGCCGATTACTGAGCATGGCGGGTTTTAAACCTGCCGAATTTACCGAATCACCCCCACCCCTAGAAAACCATGAAAACAAGGAGACCCCTATGTCGCTGGAACAAGAGCTTGCAGCCGAAAAGGCCGCCCGCGAAGCTGCCGAGAAGAAGGCCGCCGAATCGCAGGCGGAATTGAAAAAGCTGCAAGACGAGCAGCATGCCGCCCTGCGCGATGGTGCGCATGAGCAAAATGCCGAATTTGCCGAAGGCTTGGTTAAAGAAGGTCGTCTGAAACCTGCCGACAAGGATTTGATCGTCAAGGTTTTGGATTTTGCCGAATACCCTGACGACGTAACTGCCGACTTCGGCGAAGGCAGTAAGAAGCAGCCTTTGTCTGCTGCGCTGCGTGCGTTTTTTACCGCCGTGCTGCCGAAGCAGATTCAGGGTGGCGAGATGGCTAAAGGTGAAACGCCGTCGGGATTGGCGGCAGACTTTGCCGAAGCGTCGGACCCGGAAGCCTTGAGCCATCATCAACGTGCATTGGCATTGGCGGCAAAGGAAGGTATCCCTTACGAAGAGGCTGCCCGCCGTACTATTGCTTAAATCATCAACCCGTCAAATGCGACGACGTCGTCGCAT